AAAGGTCAACCAAAATTTGATGTTGGTGTTTACTATCCAATGTTAGGAACTACGTATACTCAAGAAATGTATAATGAAGATAATTTTATAGTTCCAGAAATACCAAAAAAGAAAAGAAAGAAAAAATGACAGCAGATATTATTAATGGGCCTTGGAAGAAGCACATTAAAAGTGATAAAGAGTTAGAACAAGCAAGAGTGTTTGCTGAATGTGATCGTATAGTAAGTGATTGCACGATTGCTGTTCTACAGAATCTTGTAGAAAGTGGTATTGCACCAGATGATCCTGATGATGAAAATATTACATACATTCTTTTTTTAACAGAGTTATTAAAAGGAGTAGCATATAAGAGTTTTAATATAGAACATCCATTTCAAGAAATTGTGGCTCTTATGTGTGCCACAGAACAAGAGAACAATAGTAAGAACTACTATATAGATTATAATGCAGTAGAAGATGCAATTAGTTTTTTAAAAAATAGGGAAAAAGACCTAACATGATTTTAGTTGATATGAGTCAGATATCGTTAGCAAGTATGATGATGCATCTGAATATGAATAAGACCACCAAACCAGATGAAAATATGGTGCGTCACATGATACTTAATTCCCTAAGAATGTATCGTAGTAGATTTAAACAAGAGTATGGAGAGTTAGTTCTTTGTTTTGATTCTCGTCACTACTGGAGGCGTGACCACTTTCCAAACTACAAGGCTGGTCGTAAGAAGGGTAGAGAAAGTTCTAATCTAGATTGGGATGCAATCTTTGGTTGCCTCAATGAGATTAAACAAGAACTAAAAGACTTTTTCCCATACAAATTTGTTGAGGTGTATGGTGCAGAGGCTGATGACATAATCGGTGCATTGTGTCTTGAACTTGAATATGACAATGGAAAGACACTAATCCTTTCTGGTGATAAAGACTTTATTCAGTTACACAGATTCAATAATGTATCTCAATACAGCCCTATCACTAAGAAGATGATGGTTAATGATAATCCACACCAGTACTTAGATGAACACATTCTAAAAGGTGATTCTAGTGATGGAGTTCCAAATGTATTATCACCAGACAATACCTTTGTTGATGGAATACGACAAAAACCTTTGAGTAAAAAGAAGATTGCAGAATGGACAGGAGAAATTCTTGTACCAGTTGAGATGGCTATACCTGACGGTGAAGTTAAACGTAATTTCCAAAGAAATCAACAGTTGATTGATTTGTCTAAAACACCAAAAGAGATTTTTCTTGCTTGTCTAAAAGAGTATCAAGATTCTCCAGAAGGTGACCGTAGCAAACTACTAAATTATTTTACAAAGAAGAGATTGAAGAATCTCACAGAATCCATAGGAGAATTTTGACATGGACTTACTAATATCTGAAATCTTAGAAAAAGTTTCTAAGATTAAAACAAAAAAAGAGAAGGTTACTTTTCTGAAACATTATGATTCCGATGCACTACGCATGGTAATCAAATCATCTTTTGACCCTAAAATCAAATGGGCTCTTCCAGATGGTGATGTTCCTTATACAAAGAACGATGCTCCAGAGGGTACAGAACACACTAATCTTCATGCTGAAGCACGAAAGTTATTTCATTATCTAGAAGGTGGTAATACAGACTTGAACCAGAACAAGCGTGAAAGTATGTTCGTTCAGTTACTAGAAGGGTTGCATGAGACTGATGCTGAGGTACTTGTTGCTGCAAAAAATAAAGAATTGCATCGTAAGTTTAAAGGTCTTTCTGATAATGTAGTCAAAGAAGCATTTGATTGGGATGAAAAATATATGAAAATTGATGGTTATCCTCAAAAAGGTCGTTTGGCTACTGGTTAATTTTCTTTCAAAAAAGTGCATTTTCTTGTTGACAAATCCTTTTGAACATGGTATGATAAGACATAATCAAAAGAGAGAGGATTCGTTATGAGTGAGATGAAAAATTACGCAATGGACTTAGAAGCTGCGGTTTTATCTGCAATAGAAGAAGATGGTGCAGAAACCCTTGAGGATGTTATTTCTGAAGTTAGATTACAATATGTTTTTGTAGATGAGGAGTATGTTGCTGATTTATACTGGGCATATACGGAGAGTTATAACAGTAAGTATTATGCTTAAATTAATTTCAAAAAAGTGAAATTAACTGTTGACAAATCTTATTTTATCATGTATAATGGTAATATAATCAAGAGAGAGAGAGAAAATATTATGATTAATTATGTAGATGCAGTGAATGGTGGAATTGAAATGACTACCAAAAAAGGTGAAACAGTTTGGTCTGACACTGTAGAAGGTGTTGCAAAAGCCATGTACGATTATGGTATCGCTAAGACCATGATGGGTTCTAGTTCTATGGATTTTGCATCTGAGGAAGGTTTTGAAACCGATGAAGGTGCAATGTTATTGTTGAAACGTGCTTTGGAGTTAGTGTAATGACTAGTTATGTAAAAGAAGGTTCTAAAACCATTGTTGATGGTATGACCAAAATGATGGATGCCATGAAAGAAGACTTTAATGTTTTCATGCCAACTAATCTTAGAATGTGTGAAGAGTATGCTGAAAGTTTAGAATATAAAGTTGGTAATAAGTATATCAAACTTATTTCTAAAAATAATGGTGTTAAAGCATTTATCGTTAATGTTGAAGATGATAAGAAGTTTAAGTTTGGTGACATTTTGATGCCTGCTGGATATAGTGCTCCTGCTCGTAATGGTGCTCGTGGAAACATCCTTAAAGGTGAATATGCAATTAATTGGACAGGAGCTTGTTATTTATAATGAGAAATATGAAACTTGATGATGTTGTTGGTGGAGTTATTATCTTTGCTATACTACTTATGGTTCTAAAGATAACTTAATGATACGAGAGGCCGCCTTTGCTGGTATTTTGTTTGCAGCAAGTTCTGTTAATGAAATGACAGGTTCACCACCAACTTTTGTTAATCCAAAAACAGTAGAATGTCTTGCAATGAATATGTATCATGAAGCAAGAAATCAAGGTAGTGCTGGATTACTCGCAGTATCAGCTGTTGTTCTGAATAGGGTAAAAGACCCTAAGTTTCCTAATACTATTTGTGAGGTGATTGAACAGGGCCCAACAAGAGAAAGTTGGAAGACTCGTCAAACTGCTGATCCAAATGATGCACAATTTTATCCTGTAAGAAACCGCTGTCAATTTAGCTGGTTCTGCGATGGTAAGAGCGATGTGCCAAAACAGAAAGAAACTTACAAAAGACTATTGACAATTGCAGAGTCTATAGTATATAATAAGTTACCGTTCATAGATATAACAGACGGCGCAGTTTTTTATCATGCTGATTATGTAACACCTTCATGGGCAAAGACTAAAATTAAAACGGTAGAAATACAAGATCATATTTTTTATAAATGGGAAATCAAATGAAAACATGGAAAACTAAAACAAATTGCAGAGGTCAAGTAAGTCCTGCTGTAACACGGCGATTGTCAGTATGCGAATTGGATTTAGAATCGCATGAAAGTCGTTCTAAGTTTGGGTATAATTTTTTGGAATACGTGACCAATTAAATGATTAACAATGGTCGTTACTACAAAGAATTATCAACTTACACAGGCTCTGATAATTATAGCGATAGAACTGCTAAAGTTCTTTGGGATGATGTACAAAAAAAGTATTATGTGGATATGAATAAAAGTGGTTTTTCTGAAATACGTACTATGGATATTCATAATAAAACCTATGCTGAAGATTGTGCAGAAAATTTTGTAATGGGATATGGAGAATTTAACCGATGAACTTAAAATATTCAAAAGACGTAGTGAGTGACTATGATAATCTAAGTGATGGTCGTAAAAAATACATCATAAAGCGTTCTGAGAAAAAAGGTGTTACTGTTTCTGAATATCTTTTAGAGAAGTATGGTCAATGAACATCTTCTACCTTAATGAAGACCCTATAATTGCAGCTCAGATGAGTTGTGATAAGCACGTTGTAAAGATGATACTTGAGTCTGCTCAGATGTTATCTACTACTCATCGTGTTCTTGATGGTAATGATTATGCTGATAAAGTAGGGTTGTACAAGTTGGCACATAAGAACCATCCAAGCACTATATGGGTTCGTTCAAGTTATCAACACTACAAATGGTTATATGACCACATGATTGGTCTTATGCAAGAGTACACTCATCGTTACGGTAAACACCATGCCACAGAACGATTGATAACTCCTTTGCTAGAGTATCCTCAAGCTATACCTGTAGGGGGTTATACTGACCCACCACAATGTATGCCAGAAGAATGTAAAGGTGAGGACACAGTACTTGCATATCAAAAATACTATATAATAGAGAAGTCTAGTTTTGCGAAATGGTCTAAACGGGAAATACCAACATGGTTTATGGAGTCAATCAATGCAAAGGGAAAGTCGGTCGAACTACATACTTAGAAAAATGCAAGAACAAAGATTAGATTATTCATCAAATAATGAAGCTATAATAAACATAAAAGAAGAAAATAAAATTCTTCGTAATAATGTGAAAGAGCTTCAAGAGCAAGTACAAAGTGCCTATAAACGTATTAAGGAATTAACTATTAATACGAATCAAATGGAACTTGATATATGAAAATATGTCTATAAAAGGAATAAATTATAATGCCGACTTACAAATTTAGAAATACAAATACAGGTGAGGTATTTGATGAATTTTTATCTTTCAGTGAAAGAGAAACATATCTAAAAACTCATTCTGATATTGCACAAGTTCCAGTAGCTTTTGCTTATGTTGGGGATCATATTATGGGTGTTGGACCAAAAAATGATGAGGGATTTAAAGAACGTATGAGTCAAATTGCATCTGCTCATCCCAATTCACATTTAGCTGATAGATATAAGACTAATGAGTCGCATAAAGGTTTGAAAACAAAGGCAGTGGTTAGAAAACATCAGAAAAAAAACCCTTTAGTTACTAAATAATTATGGTGCGGGCGAGACATCAAACTTCAGCATGGATACACAGTATCTACGTAAGCTTGGAAGTCAATCCGCCCATGCGCCAAGGGGAGTGTTGTAGAGCGCTCTTTGACACTCCCCACCCATTTTATAAATAGGATACATCATGGCATCAAAGAAAAATAAAGAAATTAATCACAGTAGTTTAACCACTATAAAACCTATCACTGATAACCAGAAACAAGTTTTTTCAAGTTGGAAAAAAGGACAGAACCAGTTTCTATTTGGTTGTGCTGGTACAGGTAAAACCTTCGTATCATTGTATTTGGCATTGCAAGATATTTTTGATTTAAAAACAAAATATGATAGAGTAGTATTAGTTCGCTCTCTTATTCCTACAAGAGAGATTGGTTTTCTGCCAGGCGATGAAGAAGATAAGTCTGCACTATATCAAGTACCTTATCAAAACATGGTACAATTCATGTTTGAAATGCCTAACGAACAACAGTTTAATTCTCTGTACGATAGGTTAAAGGCACAGGGCTCATTGTATTTTTTGTCAACTTCATTCCTACGGGGATTGACATTTGACAATAGTATTATTATTGTAGATGAGTGTCAGAATATGAATTTTCATGAGCTAGATACAATCATCACAAGAGTTGGTCAAGATTCTAAGATTGTATTTTGCGGTGATTTTGGTCAGTCTGATTTACAAAAGACAAATGAGAAAAATGGATTACATGACTTTCTACGTATCTTGGAAGAGATGGAAGAATTTAGTTGTACAGAATTTACAATAGGCGACATTGTTCGCTCTGGTTTTGTTCGTAGTTATCTTATTAACAAGACCAAGCTAGGAATAGGAATTGAATAATGAATATTGAACAGCTTAGAAAGCAATTAGAATTAGATGAGGGCGTTAAGTATGAAATATACAATGATCATCTTGGTTATGCTACTTTTGGTGTGGGTCATCTGGTACTTGAGTCAGACCCAGAACACGGTTCTGAGCTCGGGACTTCAATCAGTGAGTCCAGAGTCATTGAGGCCTTCGAGCAGGATTGCGAAAACGTCTTGCAAGACTGCAACATCCTATACGAAAACTTTGATGATTTGCCAGAAGAAGTTCAACAAATAGTTGCGAATATGATGTTCAACATGGGGCGGCCTCGTTTGAGTAAGTTCAAAGGAATGAAACGTGGTGTAGATGCAGAGGATTGGAACGCAGCTGCCGATGAGATGGTTGATTCTGGTTGGTATAAACAAGTAACTAATCGGGCTGACCGACTAGTAACAAGAATGAGAAACGTAGGATAAAATTATGATTGAATTAAATTATGCATTGAACACGATATTTTTTCTAATATCAGGTGCAATGGTTATGTG